GTGAGAGTAAGGGCCAAAGAGCGAAATGCATCACTAGTCCCGTCAGCCATTGTAATGGTGGCTGTACTGGCGTCCGAGAGAGCTTCGCTTGCTGTACCGAATTTTTCAGCGATCAGCTCTAAATTTGTATTTGTGGTTGTTCCCCAAGTTCCGCTTCCCTCCCCGGTGGCCAATTCCGACAAGCGCAGGTCATTAACGTAGGTTACCATTGTTTTCTCCTAAATTTAGGCAGCATCCCTGCCAGCTTCGATCTCAGTATAGTTTGGTGTTTGACTCGTATCAATGGCCGAATAGCTGGCCGTTTGTGAAGTTGATACTGCTGAGTAACCGGCTGTCTGGGAGGTGTCTATCTCGCCCCAGATCATCAAGTCGCCAACTGCGAAGGTAGCAGCAACCCCGGTAAGCGAGACGTTCCCTGCCGCGCTAACGCTTAGTTCGCCAACAGACGCTGCAAATTGCAACCCAGTAAGCTCTACCACCGCGTTGTGTAAGACGGTAACAGATCCTAGCCCGGACGTTGTTGCGCGTCCAGTAAGCGTCACATTGGCTGCGGCGTTGACAGTTAACGAGCCTAACGCGCTGGTAGCTGCTTGACCCGTAAGGGAAACATTCGCAACGCCAGTGACTGTCAAAGCGCCTAAGCCAGAAGTAGAAGCAAGGCCGGTAACAGAGATGTTGTTATCGCCCCTAGTCGTAATACTGCCGAGGCCGGAGGTAATTGCTAAGCCGGTTAGCTCAACGCCGATCGGCTCACCCCAAGTTCCTTGACCCCAAGTGCCTCTGCCCCAACCGGTTATGTTGGCCATTAGCTAAGGTCCGCCTTTGCGCTTTCCAACAAAGTTTTTATTTCTGTCAGAATTTCTCGCACAGGCTGAGTCATAAAATCTCTTTCGAGCATTGCATCTATTCGCTCAATCGATTCATTTATTTTTTCTACGGCAGTCATAACTATATGATGAACATTAATGAGATAAATGCAAACCCTGATGCTTGCGTTGGAGGATCCGCTCAACCTTACGATAATGAAAATCAGGAAACTCTGGGTGGGTGTTCTGTATCTGCCTAGCGATACGACGCGCACCCAAACCTCGCTTCACACAGTTGTGGATGGTTTTCAGCACATCTTGCTCTTTCGGCACCTCAACCAGTTTCTTTCTGGTCTTGACGCGATTACCGTTTTTCATCTTCTCTTCCTCAAACCGGAATCCAAACGGCGCCGATCCTCCGATCGCGTACCCGCGTTGCGCCCAAGATATTTTGCCTTCAGCAAACTTTTTCTTGGTGTTCTCAAACTCCATTTCCGCAACAGCAGATAACACCATCAGCATGATCTTGTTGACCAAAGTGTTCATGTCGTACTTCGAGTTCAAACCCTTGGCTTTCAGGTCCGCAGGATAAACAACCGGCATGTCGCCAAACTGCTCACACAGGTAAAGTGTAATCCCGCTTTCTTCAAGCTTGGGTATAGTCGCAAGCAAGTCCTTGCAGCTTCTGGACAACCGATCGATTCTGGTTGCGATTACAACGTCATGTTCGTCAATGACATCTGTCATTGCGCGGCACTGGTCGCGCTCAAGAATCGGAACAGTGCCAGACACTCCGGCGTCGATAAACCACTGGGTTACTTCAAGGTTGAACTTCTCCCTGACAAACTCTGAAATAAATTCTTTTTGGGTTTCAATCGAAATGCCATTTTCCGCTTGCTCAGTAGTAGACACACGACAATAGCCATAGACATTGTGAATCTGTTTTTTAGGGCTACCCATGGTTAACTGCCTCCTTGCTCTTAATGTCATCTTCCATCTTGGCAATCATCAGTTCAAAAAACTGGGTGCGCGACAAGGTGTAACCAAACGCTTTGGACATCGAATCTCTTGCGCGGTCCATCCGATTGGCCACATCCTTTGCGATCGCAATGTTTGCAAATTCTTTCTTCACTTCACGCCCCCAACAAAACCGTAATCAGTTAATTCATTGTGAAACTTTTTCCAATCGATGTTGAGCGGACTAGCGTCATCCGCAGTCTGGCTAATCAACAACTGTGAAGTTGTGTGAGGCGGGTTGCCCTTCACAACTCTAAGCTCAACTCGACGATAGTTTTTATGTTCTCCGATAAACACAATTTCGATATTCCACAACAGGCAAGTGCGTCGCACACGATTGTAATATTTTTTCTTATTTGAAACGGGCAAAATTATCTCCTATCTTAAAACGGTTAACTCGGTTAGACACACCTTTGTCCCTCAACGCGCTGGCGCCAATAGGGATCTCTTGGATCACCCCGCCATTCTCTTGGAACTTCTTGAGTTCCTCAGAGATTTCATCGCTTAATGTTTTCTTTTTTTCCATTGCTTCTCCTTAGCTGGCTTTAGTTGCAGGACCGGCGCTTCGCCATGCGTCGACCTGTTGGATAGTGCGCTGCAAGTTTCCGTCCTTGCCGAACACCTTGATTTCTTGCAGATGAGGATAACGACTAGCCTCCATCAGATATTTGCTGGCTGACTGAATCGCGTCACGCTTGCGGTAGAAGTACTCAGGGTATGGGTACTCGTCTTCGTTGCCCAGAATGTAAAGAGCTGTGCCACCCTCGTTGTAAAAGTTTACAACCCAATCGTGGCCGTCAAGATAATAGATCTCTATGTAAGCAGCGTCTGGGCTGTCGTCAATTTTCTCGGACCTCTCAAGAAGACTTGCTGGTGGCCTGATGACCCAACCGTATCCTGTGTTGTGTTCTTTGTTATTCATGCTTTCCCTCCAAAGGCCCGCTTACGCGGACCTCGTTGCTGTTAGTTTCATTTCCCTGAAAACCCGATCGAACCAAACTCTAGTTCTCCAGCCTTCAAGCTTTAACTCTTCAGCGCGTTTCCTAGCTTCTTTGCTTGAAGAGAATGTTTCTTTCAATCGAAGAGTTGTGTCTGCAACATCGTCGTCATACAAAACTTCTTCAAGGTCTTCGATCGCAACAGGCTTCCAGTTTGCAACCTTTTTCTCAAACAACTCTATTTTGTGCTCGCACCTACGAATGTGATTTGAAGGCTCGCCGTAAATAATTTCACCAGACCTAGATCCAAAAGAGATTTTGCCTTCAACAACCTTTTCGCCTTTACGCTCCATTTCCTGATAGTCAGCAAGATCTTTTTTAATCCTGCTAATTTCTTTTTTAACTTCTTCGCATGACAACTCAATCGGTAAGCAAAATGAACCATCGCATCCGGCAGATCTCCATCCGTCTACCGTGTAACCGTGATCAGCTATTGTGTTGTCACTGACGTCCAGCTTGTGCTTGCGTCCGCAAAGCTGGCAGTGGCCCCAGTGCTTAGCAGATCGCTCTGTCCTGCGACCTTCGCTCTTGACTGCTTTTGGCTTAGCCACAACTTCCTGACTATTGTAAAACGCTCGAAGCCCGACAAGCTCAACAACTGCGTCCCAATCACCGTACTGTTCAAAAACGTCTTTGTGCTTTGCTTCGCGCACCTGATGCAAGTCATAAGGAATGTTATTCGTTGGAGTAGCAAAGAATTCTTCCCGGTCAACGGCATCTGCAAAATTAGCGAACGCTTCCCTTCTGAGCAAATAGTAAGCAAAGTTAAGATCGCCCATGACGTCTTTCTTTGCAGCCTTGGTAAAAAACTGACCGTTGAATCTTTGCTCAGCCCTCTTGATCCTTGTGTAGACTTCAAGATCCAACTCATCTTTCTCTAGCTTTTCTCTCATACTTTCATTCCTGTTTTGTTTAAGACGAAAGAATTATACTACTAATCCCGTGTCGTTGTACAACTATTTATACAAAATATTTTAATTATTTTCAGGCAAAAAAAAGCCGCTTACGCGGCCCTTGATCTAGCGCTTTTAAATTCGCTTAACAGGTAGCCAGTATACCGAAGCCGGAAAGTCGTAGACGCGACCGTTATTTCCCTTTTCTTCGTAAACGAAGCCAATGATTGATTGATCCCTAGTGGCACAGTCCTTGCCGAGATGCCTTAAACTACGCTTAGCTCCGCCTACACTTCTGTAGTCCGTCTGCCCAAAACCTAGCCCATACAACCACTCGTCAGGCTTGCCTGTTTTTCGATGGGTCGAAACCTCGAATCCAAGCTCTTTAGCTTGTCGCTCAAGCTCTCTTTGAGCGTTGTTTACAACGTCTTCCCAATCGCAATCCATTTCGTCAGGCACATACTTGACGCTTAGCTCTGCTATCAGTCCGTTCATAAAAACTCCTTGTGGTTGTTGTTAAGATGGAATCATTATACTACTAATCCCGTGTCGTTGTACAGCTTTTTGCACAAATTTATTAATTATTTTTATTGGTGTATTCCCACTTAATCTGGATTTTTTTCAGGGCAGAAAGCAAATGCTCTTCCTGCCCTTTCTCCAGATCTTCTTTCAGAACCACGCACTTGATGGCCTGATACAGCGCATTGAGTTCGTCAGCCGTTA